GTTTCCCACTCACATTAATGCAGGAATTATAAAACCAGGTACTAAAAATAAAGAAATACGCTGGGAATTATTTCCAGGGGCATCTGACCAAATAGAGTACGTAAAAGCTACCTGTGGTTGTACAACACCGTCTTGGGATACAAATAATATAGTTGCTAAGTACAACGACAGTTCTGATGCTAATGTAATAAAAACAAACGACAGTAAGGCAATATTAGTAACAAAGAAACTTAAAGTTTATTTAAAAGATGGTAAATTATTGAAAGTTTTTAATACGAGAGGAGTTGAAGAATTCAATCCGGATAAGGCACATGTGGATATTTCATTTACGGTAACTGTTAGTGTTGAATAAAATACCCACCTTTACCACTTCGGGTCCTGTCGGCAGTTTGGGCACAGAAATTCTACTGTGCCCTCCTTTTAAATTATTAAATTATTAAATTTAAAATATGGCTTTAACCGCAAATCAAGCTAGATCTTTGGCTACTGCTGCAAGAACAGCTAATATAGAAGAGGTATATACTGAGATTGAAGCACAGGCGAAACTTGGCAATAGTATGGTTCTTTTAGGAGAAAAACTTAATTACGACATAGTAGCAGAACTTGCTACTCAAGGTTTTACTGTAACAAATCCAACACCTTCATCTACACAAATTTCATGGGCATCTGTGACTGCTTAAAATGGCATTAATAAAAGACAAGGCTGTTAACATAATGCCATTTTGGCTTTATGATATATCTCCGTTTATAGACAGAGAGTATCCAGTATATATACCAGGTACTCCTGAATATGATGAATATTGGACGGAAAGATTAAGGCGTTGTATTTCTGGTCATTGGGGTTTAGATAATGATGAAAGAAATTTAGGTGGTTATAGATGGATGCCCGGTAACTTATATTTTTATACCAACTACACACAGATATTGTTGGAAAAGATAGGAGAGCCTGAAGTAGAAGATTTTCCTATTTTACGAGATATTGACTGGCTGGTTATGTACGGTCTCACTGTTTGTGACGGTTTTTCTGGATTTTCAGACGATGACGAATATTCTTCCTTTAATGTTCTATACAAAGTAGAAAATTCATTACGTTTAAGTAACATAGAAAAAAAGCAATTAGAACAATACGAAAAATTTATAAAAAACAAAAAAGGTGAATATAAAAAATATGTGGATCCAAGAGAGTATTTGTATAAAACACACAAAAAACCTTTAGGAGAGCCTCTATATCATAATCCATGTATCAACTTTATGTTGCTTTCATCGAGAGCAATTGGTAAATCGTATTTAATTGGTGGTGATATTTCCCACTGTTTGATGTTTAATGGTTCTCGTACTATTTATGATTATTTTGAAAATAAACAATCTACTACTGTAGTAGTCGGTGCTGCGGTTTCTGATAAATCAAAAGAATTACTATCTAAGGTTATAACTGCATACGAATACAACAGAAGTAGTGTAGGTAATTATAAAAGCGATGGTGGAAATGTAAATGGTGCTTTTTGGGCACCAACTGCTGGTTCTCTTGAATTGGGTGGAACTTTAACAAAAAGGGTAAAACTCGAAGGAGGTAGAGGATACACAGGAAATCAAACTAAAATAGTTCATGTATCTTTTAAAGCCAACAAATCTGCCGGTGTAGGATATAGAGCAAGGAGGATAGTTGTAGAAGAGGTAGGTATATTAGATTCTTTTCATGCGGTACAAGCTGAAAATAATGGATCCCAAACAAGGGAAACTAAGGTAGGTTTTTCTATATTTATAGGTACAGGAGGTGATATCGAAAAAATACGGGAGGTAAGAGAAACATTTAATTCCCCTGAAGCATTTACAATACTACCTTATAAAGATATTTATAACAATAATGGTAAAAACATAGGATTATTTATACCTTGTTATTATAGAAAAACAGTTTATAAAGATAAAAACGGCAATACCGATTTTGAGGCTGCTTTCCAAGATGAATTAGAGGAAAGAGAAAGAATAAAACAATTAAACCCAAAAGCATACCAAGGTCATATAATTTCCTTTCCTTTTTGGCCACAGGAAATGTTTATGCAAGATTCAGGAGGCACTTTCCCAACACAATATTTAGAGGAAAGGCTTTCGCAATTAGAAAATTCTGATTTAATAAAAAAATTTAGTGTAGGTAAATTAACTTACGTAGATAATTATCAAAGTGATTGTACATGGGAGGAGGATTTATCTGGGAAGCTGAAACCATATTTAAGATTTTCGGATTTAGTAGATAAAAACAGACCGGATAAAAAGGGGGCTATTGTCATATTTGAACATCCTTCTGAACATAAGCCAACGAGGTTTTCTCCTACTCCTTTGTATTTAACAATATATGACCCTGTAGAAGCTGAAGACGATAACGGTACTTCATTATGTGCTGTTGTTGTTTTTAAATTTTGGGATATAGATAGACCTGATAAAATACAATTTAATATAGTAGCAGAGTGGATTGGTAGATATGATAGGTTAGAGGCGAATCATGAGGTTGCTTTTAAGTTGGCTTCTTATTATGGATGTAAAATTTTTCCGGAGGTAAATAAGGCTGATATTATAAGGTACGCTAGAATGACAAACAGGTATCATTGGTTGGAAGAAAAACCCACATTAGCTTTAGATGGTTCCGTAAAATCTAGGTCTAATTATGAAGTAGGTTACAAGGTAGTTCCCGGAGTAAAGCCTGACTGGGAAGTATATACAAATGAGTTGTTGATGACGGAGATAGACCGTAACGAAAAAATAGTAGAGGATAGTTTAATAGTCAATAGAAAATACATGGTAAATGAAATACCTTCTATAATGGCTACCGAACAATTATTAAACTATAACAGGGACGAAAACTTTGATTATGTTTCTGTTTTGTTTGGAGTAGCTTTGTGGGTAAGACAAAGGGCTTTAAAACCCATAAAATATGAAGCAATTGCTTCTTCTATTGAAGAAACAAATAGTATGAAAGAGTTTTTGCTAAAGAAAAAAAGTAATCAAAATGAAGTAATTTATAATCCGGCTTTTAATTATTAATGAATGGGAATTTTTAGTTCAAGTAGTAATCCTAAGAAGATTAGCGGCAGGCAGTTAAGTACTACTTTTAAGCAAAAAGCTAAATCCGAGTTTAAACTTGCGAAAGAGATGATGGATTTCTATGACATGTATTATGGCATAGACGATGAGAGAATTGCTAAGTTTACGGAAAACTTTAACTTACATTCAGGCAGGTGGCCGGAATTGGAAAAAATGACAACAGGAAGTACTTTTTCTGTAGGAAATGAAAATTTTTATTTAGATTCGGGTAAATTAGTACATCTTCCGGTAATTGATACTGTTACTAAAAATATAGTTGCTGACATAATTGGTACTCCTTTAACACCCACTGTTAAAGATAAATCAGCTAAAGGAAGGACTTATAGAGATAGGGTAACTATCGAAAAATTACAAAATTACTTTAGTGAAAAATACATACAGCCAAAAATAGCAGAACTACAAGCCAAATATTTAGCTCAATTAGGTATTTCAGATCAAGGAATGTTACCTCCGGAGGAAATACAAAAAATGCAACAAACGGTTGATTCGCAATTACAAAAAGAAACTCCTGAGGAAATAATGGAGATTTTTGATAAAACAAGAACTCCTGAGGAAATAATAGCGCAAATAGTATTAGATGATGCTATGGAAAGTCAGGATATTAAAAACAAAACAGATATAGGAGGAGAGTACGCAGTAGTAGTTGGAGAAGAATATTATAAATTAGGTATTAGAAGGGGAGAACCTTTCATGGAGCCTCTTAATCCTAAATATGTTACGTGGGTAGGATCTGAACACGTAGAGAACTCAGAGGATGGAATAATGGCTAAGTTTGAAGACTATATAACGCCTGAAGATGTTATTCAAAAATATGGAGATAAATTAGTAAAAGCCAATATAAAAACACTTGAAAAGTATTTCACAACTATACCAGGATATTCTGGAAAAAATGTTACAGAAGATAAAAGCGGAAGGCAATATCTAGATACTTTTAGTGCGGATATGGCAGTAAGGGTAGGTAAAGACCCTTATTTGTCAACTTTGAATTTTGATACTTCCGAAGGTCAGGAAGCGTTGAAGAACCTATATAAGTCTGTGTCGCATGTTTCAAGAGAAGGTTATGGTATAAGAGAATGTTATATAACATGGAAATGGCAACGTCCTATGAAAGAAATAAAGAGGGTAGTTGACGGTGTTAAGAAAACAATAATAAGAGACAGTCATTATGAATTTAACCCATTAGTAGGTGACGTAGAAGAAAGAGAAATTATCGTTCCTCAAGTGTGGCATGGTACCATATTAGGAAATCCTGGAGATGCTTTTTATGTAGGTGTTGAACCGGTTCCTTATCAGTATAATAACCCAGATAATCCTTTTGATGTAAAGCTTACTATTTATGGAGGCAAATACAATACATTCCAAAATAATGCCAAAAATGTAAGTTTCGTTGATTTAGGAAAGCCATGGAATTTTAAGCTAAATCTGAAGGCCAAAAAAATGGAAGAAGAGGAAGCTAATAATTTAGGAACTTTATTACATACTACAGCGGCATCCAAACCTGTAGGATGGTCTTGGACAGAATGGTATACGTCAATACGAAAAAGTAAAGTTATTGTATCTAGTTCACATTTTGAAGGAGCCAACCAAAACGATTTAAATGCCATTAGGGCTATTTCACTTTCCAATATACAAGATCAGGTTAATGATATTAAAATGATGGAATTTTGGGAAGATAGGGTATTTTCTGCAATGTATTATAATAAGGCTAAGTTAGGACAATTAGGTCAATACACTACAAATGTCAATGCACAGATAGCCAGTACCGGGGCTGAAAAACAGATGGCACGGTTTCACAACAGACATAGAATAATAGTATTAAGAGCATTAACCAGATTTTTAAATAATGCCATTATTGCATATAGGGAGAATGATTTGAAAAAATCCATTCTATTTGATGATTTTTCAAAAGCATATATAGAGAATATTTTAGATCCATTTCCTATTGGACAGATGAGTTTATATTTAACTAATGATTTTGAAGAGAAAAGTAAAGTAGAACAATTGAGGAATTTAGCTTTATCTATGCTACAAAATGGAGGTTCTATAGTAGATATAGCTCAGATATATTCTGTAAATTCAATTTCAGGTATTCAAGATATATTAGAAAGGTCAGAAAGAAAACGTCAGAAAGAAGCAGAATTAAATCATCAGAGAGAAATACAGAAGATACAAGAACAACAGAAAGCGAATGAAGCTTTGGCCAATCAGAAGTATCAAATGGAAGCTACGGAAAAAGAAAAAGATAGACTTAATAAAGTTGATTTGGCTACTATAGGAGCACAACAGATGGCAAATGCTAATGACATTAATAAGGATGGAATAAATGATGCATTAGATCGTGATATTATAAATAAAGAAATAAAGAGACAACAGATTGAAACGGATAAAGAACTTGCCAAAGAAAAACTAAAATTAGAAAAAGAAAGGATAAAACAAGAACAATTAAAAGCACAAAGAGACTATGAAATAGCTATGGAGGATCTTAGAATAAAAGAAATTGCGGCTAAAAAGCCTACGGGCAAATAACAACGTATACTATACGCTATATGGCGGAAAATCTTGTATGTAAAAATTTTGTTTTTTAACTTATTATTAACTTATATTTGTAAAATAAACTAAAATGAAGAACACAAATCTATCACCTTTTGATATGGAATCTGATTCTTTAATCAATTTTGTAGGGGATTCTGACTATAATCAAGAGGAAGAAATTGAAGAAGATGAAGTAATTTTGGATGAGGAAGAAAATCCTGACGACCAAGATGAAGGAGATGATAATAACCAAAACGTTGCATCTGAAGATGAAGATATTTCGGATGACGATGACGAAGTAAATACTAGCGAAACAAACCCTATTGCTATTTTAGCAAAATCTTTCAAAGAAGATGGTATACTGCCTGATGATTTGGAAATACCGGATGATATTACGGATGTACAGTTTGCTGAGTTATATAGAAAGGCTAAAGAAGAGTTAATACGAAATGATATTCGTGCTGAAATAATGGAGAAGGAGGGTTTAAATCCTGAAACATTAGAAACTGCAAAACAGATACATTTTGGGGTTTCTCCTAAAGAGATAGAAACTTTAAAACTTTATAAAGGGCTTTCTTCTATCAATTTCGATGAAGATGCAGATAATTATGAGGAAGTCGTAGGTCAATATTTATCTCTTTACTATAAGGATATAAATTTCGAGGAAGCTCTTATTAGTAGGCAAGTTGATAGAGATTTAGCTTCTGACGCAGATGAATTAAACGAGGTCATTGTAGTTGCTAAAAAGCACTTTCAAAACAGGGCTAAAGAGGTAGAGCAATCTAATAAAGATAAGGCTGCTGCGGAAGAAAAAAATCGACAAGACAAAGAAAAAGAGCAGATAACCAAAATGGAAGGATTTATAAATTCCGGGGTTATAAAAGGGGTTAAGTACTCAAAGTCTGATATGGAAAAAGTAAGGAAAGCCTTATTTGACAAATCAGAAATTCATGTTGATAAATACGGTAATAAAAGAATGGTTTCTTTGTATCAGAAGCGTAGAATGGAAATAGCATCTGATTTTGAATATTCTTTTAAACAAATTGTTGATTTAGTATTAGGTCCGAAGGAATCTAAAAAAGAGATAGAAATAGAGGAGAAAGCAAAAAAATCAATATTATCAGAATTAAACAAGGCATCTTCCAAACCTTCTATGTCTGGTAAATCTACAGGAGGTAATATCACCAAGTACGGTGAAAAACTGATGAGTTTGTAAGTGGTAATATTTTTTTAAAAATAAAAAATTTAATTTTAAAGCGATGGGTTTAAGAAGCAGACATACAAAATTTGATATATTCACCCAAACGGTTCGTGATGTGGCTTTTAATAAAGAAGTTGAC